CTGCTTTTAGGTCATCTAGCGCATCTTCTAGGTCTTCTACACGATCTTCAACATCGCCTTCATCACCTTCGTCGTCGCCTTCTTCGTCGCCGCCGTCCATGTCAATGTCCATTTCCATGTCGTCGCCTGCGTCACCACCCATCATTGCGTCCATTGGGTCAGCTTCTACTTCGAACTCGTCAAGGTCAAAACCTTCTTCGACTTCTTCGTCTGACTCATCAACTTCTTCGTCTGATGCTTCGTCTAGATCTTCATCTGACTCATCTACTTCTTCATCAGTAGCTTCTTCGACTTCGTCATCTGACTCGTCTACTTCTGATTCATCTTCTAGTAGGTTGTTGTATATATCACGTGATTTTTCTACTACAATCTCGTGGAATAGCTCTTCTGCGCCATCCTTATCTTCATTGATAAGACGCTCGAGCATTTCTTCAAATTTGCTGCGATCTGCCATTTTCATCTCCTATAAATGTATGTACGCCTCGAGGGCGTGGGCTGTCATAATATATTTACTCTTTATACAGAAAAGTACGTAGAAATAGGCTCAAAACGACTCGTTTTTATAGAATATCAGGATCTTGAAGAATTTTTAATAAATCCTTGACAAAAATGTGTTCTAAATTAGGAAGGATTTTTAAATCTTGCGGAATAAATCCTTCTTCTTCTATTACTCTTATATATCTTTTTTTAGGATTTTCTTTAATAACAGTAGTAGTTTGACGCATCCAATTTCCAAAATATGTTGCACTATCGTTACTCTTTTTATAATTGAATGTGTCTGCGTATATATTGTTAAAGCGTTTACCGTCTTCATGGCCTTTATAATCAAAGCCTAGTATATAAATTACTTCGTTGTCATGTTGACTTGATAACCATAATGCTGTTGGTCCACTGCTCCAGCCTTTGCTAGGTTGAAAAAAATTAAATCCGTGATAATTAGTATACGCTTTGTTTGGGTTGGTCCAAACTTCGTGAGTTCTTTGATACCCTGCTTTATGCAATTCAATAATCATTTTAGTATCGACAGCAACTAGATAATCAGGTTCGAACTCTCTGTACAGTGCATTACAACCGTATACACATCCTGCACTTTTTAATAGATGTAAATCTATTTCTTTTCTACTTGCGCCATTGCCTAATACAAATGCACATTTAGAATCTTTTATTCTTTTGGAAATCTTTTTAGCACATGCTTCTATTAATGCATTTCTCTTTGCTACTTCTTTAGCAGCTCGTGAACGTGCTTTTGCAGCGTTGCGTTCTGCTTTAATTTTTTTCCATTGCTCTTTTGTGTATTGTGACTTATCTAATTTACCCATTAAACCCCACCGGCTTCAGCATTAGAAGCAATGCCATACATTTGTCTAACAAAGAATAGATCATTCTTTGATTGTTCTGTATGTAATTCGTTTGCTTTGCGAACCCGATTGATTTGGCGTAATGTAAGTCTAGTCTTGCGAGTGTCATCTTTTTTAACAGGTGATGAATCATTTTCCGGCTCATAAGACTTATCGTCTACCGGATCAATTGTTTCTTTATCAAAATAAAATAGTTCTCGAAGTATCATGTTAGTATTTATACAGTTTGGTCAGTTGTTGCGTCATTGCCTGTTCCACCAATTGGATCAGCTGTAACAGTTTCTGGTCCTGCGCCAGCACCGCCATCAATCGGTGCTTCGCCAGTGTCTAATTCATCTTCTGCTGCACCTAAGTCTGCTTCCATACCTGCTCCTGTAATTCCTGCACTTCTTAGTTCAGTTCCTGCATCAGTAGGTGGCTGGTCAATTGCTTCATCATTTTCTTCTCGCCACAAGCGTTCGTTTTCTGCTAACTCCTCGTCTGACATTCCTAAGAAACGTTTCATTGCAAATCTATTTGAAACGTAAGGTATTGCACTCATTTGTGTAAATGTAGGAATACGTGCATTATCAATTTCACTTTGTCTATATGCTGCAAAGTTTTGTGGTGGTTGGAATCTTAGATCAAACATTGCTGTGTCAATGTTTACACCCTTTTCCAATATGTAACGCTTAAATTCTAAATCAAAATCTTCAGATACAAGATTTTGTAAACGCTCACAGTAAGTATTAAATCTTAATTCTTGTATGTATGCAGTGCCGACTCGTCCATCATTGTACTGCGCAGATGAATCGTCAGCGCCGGTAGGTAGGTATGAACTAGGGATTCGTAAACCGCGTACGAGCTTATTAGTAAAATATCTAAGGTCATCAATCTCTCCTAAGTTAGTACCGCCTGGTAGTGTTTCAACTTTAGATCCACGTCCTTCAGCAGTTTGTGGGAAAAAGTAATCTTCGTTAATTGACAGAGGATTATAAGAACTGTCTATGACGTTAGTGCCGCCTCCTGTCGCCGATGGGATACGTCTTTGATGTATTTCCGTTTTAACACGCTCAACAAATTGCATAGCAAGGTGTGAAGGCATGTTGCCCACATCAACGTAGAATACTCTGCGCTCTGGCGCACGTTGTACTCGATAGATAATAATTGCATCTTCAAGTAATTCTTTTTGTTTGTAAACTTTAAAAATAGTTTCAAGTAAACTGTTACCAAAAGGAAAGTTTTGATCTAACCCTTCTGACAAACTTAGATGAACCATATGTTTTGCATCAACAGTTATTTCGCCGTCTTCTTCTGTAAATCTACTTGCAGTAAAACTTGATTGCGGTTGACCTACCATTCCTCTAGCATTGCCTTGCGGGTGATAAGAACCTGCGCCGCCGCCACTTATGTTTCCGCCTGTGGTGTGTGGAGTTGTTGCTACTGCATCTTTAAAATTTAAATTAAAGTTCTTAATAACATACTGTTCAGGTTCTTTGCCTTCTGATTCATTCACAATAATTTTTGTTACGTTAGCAGGATCAACATAGAACCAGCGTTTGGTTTCTGGGTCTCTAATAAAAAATGCATCTCCATACTTAAAAATATTTCTCATTGTACGGAACATCTTAGTATCAAAGTTTTGTAGCTTGCACCATTGAAGCAAGTACTGTTGTATAATAGTAACTTCTGAATTAGTAGCTTGTTGTTTGAAGTCCATTATAAACGGAGTTCTATTTTGTTTATTTTCTTGAGTACAAAATTCAGCAAGTATATCAAGTGCAGCATTAACTTCTGAATCTTGATCCATTGTGTTGTACTGACCATAACGCTCAACTCTGTTTGGAGTTCCTACATATACATCTGGCAAGTAACTTGAATAGTTAGTACGTGCAGGACCTGGATTGCTTCCGTTGGACGCACCCCCGAGAGGGCTATAACTTCCTCCCATATTGTCACCAGTTGCGACAGGTGTAAAATGTTTTTTCCAACTCATTTATGACTCCATTAACCTCGGATTAAATTTCCGTTTAGTCCTTTGATATTTGTATTTTGTTTTTCTTCTAATACGTATGTTTCTTCTAATACAGTTAATACTTGCTGCATAGTACTATTTAACTGATTTAGTGCTTGATTGCTTCCTGAGCTGGATCCGCCGATTGAATCTAATTTACTAACAACATCTCCTGCATTAGTTCCAGTACCAAAACCAACTTTATTATCTTTAGCAAGTTCGGTATTTAATTCTCTTAATACTTCAACTAAATCTTTCATAGCTTCATTATACGTTAGAACGTCAGTTGCGTCAAGTGAATTAAGTGATGTTATTGTAGCTGCTAGTCCAGGTACTGCGGTTAATGCTGTTAAGCCGTCTGCTGTAGTTTTGAATCCAGTTCCTGTAATTGCTGCCATATCTTCCATTCGATCAACTAGTGCTTTAGGAATAGAAACATTTTCAATACCAGAACCAGAAAATGCTGTCATTGCTGTAGCAAAAGATCCCATTGCTTCAGCATTTGCTTGTACGCCAGTAGCGTTTATTGCTAAGTCACCAAATTCTTTTACTTTTTCAAATGGCGTTGATCCGCCAAAGAAACTTGAAATAGCACTACCAATTGCTCCTACAGCACTCTTTATGCCGCTTTCTTGGCTTGCACTTGCACTAGAAGTTAGAGCTTCGTTGAATGCTACCATTGCTTCGGCATTTGCCTTTATTTTTACTGTATCAAAAGTATGTGTTTCAAATTCTGCTATTTTATCATACGGTATACCACTTTCGCCGCCAAAGAATCCTGCAATTGCATTACCAATTGCTCCAACTGCTGCGCTTGCGCCTGCAACAGCTTCTCCTTTTTTAGAAGTTGCTAAAGCATCTGTAAACGCAACTAGTGCTTCTGAATTTAATTTTATTTTTGCTGCGTCAAAGCTATGTTTTTCAAATTCTTTTATTTGGTCATAAGGTATACCGCCTTCAGCTCCAAAGAATCCTGCAATTGAACTACCTATTGCTTTTGTTATTGACTCACCTGGTGCGCTTGCTGCTGCACCCATTGCATCACTAAAGTCTTTCATTGCTTCTGCATTAGACTTTACTTGTGCTGCATCTATTTTTGTGTCACTAAATGTTTTTAGTTTAGTTAACGGATCATCAGCACCAAATAGTTTTCCTATGCCTTCAGTAATACCGCCTACCATTGTTCCAAGTCCGGCTACTGCTGTTCCAGCACCAAACGCTGCCATTCCAAGACTTAGGTCTAGCATACCAGTCGCTGCTGTTGATAATGCTGTACCGTCTATTTCTTCAAATGATTTTAATCCATCAACAAACGTAGGTAATGATTTACCTAACAACCATGCTGCACCTGCTATACCTGCACCAACAGCAGTAATTGCACCGCCAAGTATACCAGCACCAACCAATATTTGTGGATTAGCAAATGCTGCTAGTCCTGTAGCAGCACCTTTCATTACACCGGCGCCCATTGATCCAACAAAGTTTCCAACTGCTGCGCCTGCACCTTTACCAACGCCGCCACCTCGGCCTCGACCTTTGCCACCGCCGCCGCCGCCGCCACCGCCGCCACTGAACAATCCGCCTATTGCTCCAGTAACTGCACTTTTAATTGCTGCGCCGCCTAATAGTAATGCAAATGCTCCGCCTACTGCTGTAAGTACTGCTGGACTAGTAAGAGCTGCCTTTAATGCATCTCCCATTTTTTCGCCTATTGCTCCAAACAATCCTTTGTCTTGAACTAAGTCTACAAATTCTTTTATACCTGCTGCCATTGATTTAATTGTATCTTCTACAGCTTTCATGCCTTCTTCACTTGTAAAGTAACTTATAACTTTGTCTATACTTGTCTCTAGCAATCCAAATATTCCGCTATCTATTAATGCAACTTTAATTTTATTTCTTACTTCTGTAATTCGTCTTTCGAAATCAAGAAGTCCTGCAGCGTTTCTATCTGCTGCTTCTTTTTGGGCTTCTGTTGCATCTGCTGACTCTGTTGCAAGTTTACCTAGAGTTCTTAATTCAAGTGCTGCACTACCAACTGAACTACCTAAGGCAGCTTGTGTTCCATAGCTTAATATCAGTTCGTCTGAAAGATTGTGACTAGACTCAATAGCTGCGTTCATACCTTCTATAAATTCTTCTTGTGTAACGGTCTCATTTCTAAGTCCGATTGTCAGCGCTCGCAACTCGGGAGTTGTACGCATTAAGTCCTTAGCAAAATCACTTATAGGAACTCCGTTAGTTGCAACCATCTCTCTAATAGCTTCTGCAGTTTTAGGACTTGCTGCTTCAAGTATGGTTGTTACACCTAGAAGATTTTTTTGAGCAGTGTCGCTCATTGTAGACATTACTGCTTGCATACGTGCATCTAGACTTTCTTTTTCTAAACTAGCAGCAATTTCATCTCGTTGTTTACCTGTAAGTTTAGCAAGTCTATCTAATTGCATCGTATATGACGCTGTACCTTGAGCTAGTTGAGTATCACTCATTTGCTGACTTCGGCCGAGTCTAGTTTGTAATTTGATATAGTCAGCAGTATACTCTGCTGTTTCTTCCATTGTCATACCTAATGCACTAAACTGTGGTCCAAATTTGCTTTGTAGTTGTCTGCTAATCTCTGTAAATCTTATTGCACCTAATCTTGCGTTACCACCCAATAATGCTAAGTCTTGACTATTATTTCGAATTACAGAAGAAAATGTGTCAAGACTTAGTCCGCTTTTTGCAGCCATATTTTGTACTTCAAACAAACTTCCGCCGAAATCAACACCTACAGCAGTTAAACTTCTAAATTGATTTACAGTATTATCCATAAATCCTGTAAGTATTGCTAAATGACTGCCTACTAAAGGAATATGTTGAGCAAAATCTGTTACTCGGTTGCCGCCGTTTAAAAGTTCTTTAGATAATCCTATTGCACTACCTAATAATGTACCAAAACCTTTAGCTGCAAGCCCTAATGCACCCTTAGCAGCAGAATTAAATGCAGTTGTTGAAGAATCAACTGCTTCTGTATTTTTATCTAATGCCTTTGTGCTATCTTTAACAACTTTAACACCACTTTGTTGTGCTTTGTTATGTAATTCACGTAGTTTGTTTTCAACTGCCTGGCCTTTGCTCTTGATTCCAGACATTTTCTCCACAGCTTTGGCTACTCTTTCAAGAGTAACTTCGCTTGCAACGCCAACCCCGCCTACGTTTTCAATTTCTACAGTTTGTTCAGCCAATTATCAAAAGTCCAGTTAAGTGCGCACATAAATAATAACGATACATATTTATATAATGTATTTATACGGAGACGCTCATGCCAGAAATTACTGCACCCGGTGCAAACCCTTTAAAGAAGTTCTATCGACAGCCTAAAGTTTATTTAGATTTACCAAGTAGAGGAAAATACTACCCAGACGGTGCAATTGAAATGACCGAAACTGGAGAATTGCCAGTATTTGCTATGACAGCTAAAGATGAATTAGCTATGAAAACACCAGATGCGTTATTAAACGGACAAAGTACAGTTGATGTAATACAAAGTTGTATTCCAAATATAAAAAACGCTTGGGGAATGCCTAGTGTAGACTTAGATGCTATATTAATTGCTATACGTATTGCTACATACGGTGAACATATGCAGATTTCGTACACTACGCCTAATACAACAAGCGAACGTGATTATAATATGGATCTTAGACAGATGTTGAATAAGATAACCAACACTCATTTTGATGATCGTATTCAAGTTGGCGATATGGTAGTAAATTTAGCACCGTTAACTTATAAAGAATTCACACGTAATGCTATGAAAACGTTTGAAGAGCAAAGAATCTTTAGAATTGTTAATGATGATGACATACCAGATGAAGATAAGATTGAAAAGTTTAATGTAGCATTTGCAAAACTCACACAAATGACTGTAAACATGTTAGCAACAAGTATTAAGAGTATTGAAGTTGAAGATCAAGTTGTAGATAACCCCTTACATATACAAGAATTTATTGACAATGCAGATAAAGAGTTCTTTAATGATATTTTAGATCATTTGGAAACACAAAAAGTAAAATTTAATATTGAACCAATGAAAGTTGAAAGTACTTTAGAAGAAATTGAAGAAGGTGCACCTGAAACTTTTGAAATACCTATAACATTCGATCAATCAAATTTTTTCGCATAAGGATCCTGTCAATGGGGCTTGACGAGATCCTAGAAGAAGCCAAAACGTTAGAAAATGAACAAAAAGCCCTCAAATCAGAACTATTTAAAATGGCTTGGGCAATGCGTGGCGGAGTTACAACTGACGAAGTGTTTGGTTTGTGTTATGAAGACAGAGAAATTATTGCTTCTATAGTAAAAGAGAACATAGAAGTTACTAAAAAGTCTGGTTTACCTTATTTTTAATTATACTTGCTGTGTTAGCATTGCTTTAACAGTTTGAGCCACACCTAATTGTTTAATTTGGTCAGCTAATGCTTGCATCTTAGGATCAACTGCATTAGCATCCTTAGGTATTGGCAATGCAACGTTAGATTGTTTAGCAATTGTAGAAATAGTTTTGTCTTGCACACCGCCTTGCTGCAATATGTTAACAATACTTCCTACATCCATTGGTTTTCCTGCCTTTACCCACATTGCATTTAGTTTTTTAGCTGTAGCAATACTTCCTAGCTCTTTTCCAACTTCTTTTGCTTTAGCACCTACTGCTTTAGCACCTTTTGCAATGGCTCCGCCGGCTGCTTTAGCACCTTTTTTGATCATATCGCCAAATGGTGCTTCGTCTACTTGTCTTTCTTTCAAATACTGAGCAAATCTGTCGTTCATATCTAAAGATTCAGCTTTTGCAGTGTCTTTTGCAGTATATTCTTCACTACCTACTTTAACTGGAGTGTTTTCGCCTTTTGCAGTAATACTACCTTGTGCAATTGATGCTAATCCGTCATTAATAACTTTCATGCTTTGTAGGAATGCATCGTTTTCAGCAGCAACCATTTGAGCAATTTCGTTATTTAGATTCATATTGGCAATAAATTCTTGTGTATCAAATTCTTTTGTAAATTTCCAAAGTTCATCAAAGGCATTTAATGCTCCAGGATCAGTTGTTGGATTAACAACTGCTGTTGCTGCTTTCATTTGATCAAGTAGTTGTGTAAATTCAGATAATTGACTTTCTGGAAGCACCATACTACCTATTTCTCGAGTAGATTCAAATCCAGGCCAACTAATATTGTCTTTAAATCCAATTTCTAGTGTTACAAGCCCTTCTGATTGTTCAAAAGGTACAGCATCATAACGTAAACCTTCAAACCATTCACCAATTCCTTGCAACGCCCAGCCAGCAATAGCACCATAGGCTGCTGTTTTAACTGATTTGCCAATTGCTGTTGAAAGTTTTTCACCTTGCAATAGCTCTTTTGTTGATCTTAATATCATACCTGCTGCTAAACCGCCTGCAGGACCGCCTGCAAATGCAGCAATGGTTGTTAAGATACCTACAGCAATACTTGCTTTACCAGGATTCTCTTTTGCCCAATCGCTTACAGCCGTTATGCCTTTAACAACTTTGTTGTCAGGCTTAGATTTCATAATATCAGCTTTTAGTTTTTCAAATTTTGCATCTGCATTTACTACTGCTTCAGCATTTTGAGCAGCTCTGCCTAATTCGGTAATTTTAGCATCAATTTTTTTAGCTAAATCAATTGGTAGTTTTGCAGCAGCTTTTGCTGCGTTACCTGCTTTGCCTAAAGCGTTAGTATTTTTTCCTAGTGCATTTTGCACTTGTTCTGCACTTGTAAATACTTTTTGTATTTCGTCTGGAGTTAACTTATTTTCACATAATTGTACATACTGTTCTAATAATGGCCAAAGTTCTCTTTCCCATCTAGACTGATACAACTTTTGTGCTTCAGTTAGATCTTGCCAACCTTCTTGCAGTATACGATGTGATTTGTTTTCAAATAATGTTACTTCATTTAGTTTCATAGTAGCTCTGCCAACTGTTGTTTTTGCTCAAGACTAAGTTTTTGTAGTTGTGCCATAATGTCTGCTGGTATTTTAGGTTTTGCACCAGCCGCAGGAGCAGCTTTGATTGGCTTTCCTGTATTGTCATCTATACCATCTTTGTTAGCATCTACTGGTGCATTTGCAGCCGGAGCAGCAGCTTGTGCTGCCGTTGCTTCTTTTGCAACTGCCATTAGTACTGCATCAAGTTGCTGTTTTTGTAATACACCAGAAGGTATTCTAGCAGCAGTCTTGTGATTCTTTGTTTTTAGAAAAGCAACTAATTCTTCTCCAGTTGCTTGTGCCATTGTTAGTTGTTTAGACCCAAGGTGAGCATTAAATTCTTTATGCAAATTATTTGCAGTATCTCCCAAGTCAGCTTGTGCAGCCATATTAGCAGCTTTTGATTTAGCAGCACCACCTGGTATTTTGTTTAATACTTTTGCTCCAAGCTTTTTACCAGCTTGTCCTAGCATACCTGCAGGCACTTCATCAAGTTTTTCAATTTCATCAATTTTCATCTAGAAGAATCCTTAATAGTTAATGTATTTATATTATATAGTTTCAATATCTACTTCGTAGATATTTGTTTTCGCTTAACGCTCAAACTACATACTTCGTTTGTTGATAGAAGTAATGAATATGATACAAATGCATTATTACGAATGTAATAATGTTTAAGTTTCATGTAGATTGTTTCAGTCAGACGGAACCTGTTACGGTTCCATCTAATCTCAAAATGCGCTTCATGTGAGTCTGCACCAG